TCATCCATATCATCCATTTCAGAAAGCTTTGCAGCTAACTTTTCTTTCAAATAAGGTGTGAATGCTTCTTCAAGAGCGGCTTTTGCGTTTGCTATAGCAGTTTCTTTAACAGCTTTAGCATCGGCGATTGCTTCTTTAAGCAAATCTCTGTTGTTTGTCATTTGTCCTCAAATTTATTTGTTGTTGGAAATACGCTTATTGTTGACGATTGTCGAAGCGTAATAAGTTATGTTAACTTGATGCGATATAAGATCGCATATTATGTCGATACATATATCAAGATTTTTTAAAGTCGCCAGTTGCGCAGAAAAAGAAACCCCTACATTTCTGTAGGGGTCTGTCTAAAGAGCCTATCTTTAGAGGGGCACTTGCCTAAGGTAGCAGGCTTCTTAAATTATCGGGCACGTGCCATTAGCACATAAAATTTCCGATAATAATATGTTTACTTTTGCGTATGGGTTTTCTTTAGGATTTTCTAAACCTTCTCTAATTAAATTCATATATGAACCTGGATTGGAAGGTGTTGAAACAAAATCCCAACATAATAATTCAAAATCGTCTTGAACTTCTAAAGTACCTTCGTTCATTTCTTTTAATGAACCCATTCCACGAGATGATACACCTACCATAACGTTATTTTCAATAAGGGCTTTTAAAATATTGCCTGACATTGTAGGTAAAATTTCTAATTTACCCATTACTTTATCACCATTCCACCAAATTTCTCTAATGATATGAGATACGTTTTTTAAGTTAATGATTGTAGAATCAGGGTGATCTAATTCACCTGTTGCTCTATTTTCTTTAACAACTGATTGATATCTATCGATTTCTTTATCCCAAATTTCTCTAGGATAATATCTACCATTCCCGTTTTTAACTTCAGCTGTTGCAAGTATCCCTTCAACCATTGGATTACCAGAAGGTGCTTTTAAACCTTCAGTTAAACTCATTGGTGATACAGAAAACGGGATTGTTTCTATTAATACTTGTTTCATATTAGTAATTCATTATATCGTTATCTTCATCAATTACTTCTTCTTTAGCTTTACCTGTTATCTTTTCATAGATTTTTTGGGTTTTAGCTTTATGTTTTTCAAGTTCTTTAATTTCTTTATTAAGAGTTTTAACCATAGATTGATCAATCATTTCTGCTAATTCTTCTGATTCGGCTAATGCTAATTTAGATTTACGTTTTTCAATTGCCTCATCAATAGCCGTTAATTTAGCTTCTAAAGCAATTGCTTGAGATGATTTTTCTACTTCTTTAATATGGTCATTGATTGAAGGACGTTTTGCTTCGTTTAAACCTTCTTTAACAGATTTAGGCATATCACCATATCCTGATGATTTATATTTACCTTTAGGTTCTACAGGATCTCCACCTCCAACTACATCTTTAGTATATCCAATTCCTTTAACACCAAATGAAGCTTCAGTAGCATAATAATTAACATTTTTAACCATGTTTTTTAACACGATTTGTTTTAATTCATATACACTTTTATCTTTATTTTTTTCATCCTGCATTTCAGTATAAAAACCCATTAAAAATGACTGACCATAAACGTTGTCAATATTGTCAGGATTATTATTATCAAATTGGTTTGCTAAATCTTTAGCTACTTCTGGTGCTGGTTTTTCAAATTCGTTTTGATCACCATATTCCTTAGTATTTTTAACACCTACTGCTTCTGCAATTTTTGTATTAAAGATTTTAAACCAATCTGGTTGGATTGGTGATTGTGTAATAACACCACCAATAGCTTCACTTAAAAGATTTTTACTTTTTAAGATGTGAATAGTTGAAGCAAAATCATTACCTGAGGTAATATATTCAGGGAACATATATTTTGCTACTTTCAAGAAGTGGTCTTTATTACCTTTACCTTCTTTAATTAATTGGTATTGTTGTTGTAATGTCTTTTCCATTTTGTTATAAATATTAAGGATATAATAATATTGCTCCTGCTGATATAGAAGCACTAGTTACAAATAATGGTATAGTTACTCCTGAGGCGAATGTTAATCCACCTCCTGCTAAACTAGTTCCATTAGAATCTTTTAAACCAGTGAATGTAACTGCTTGAGCTACTGAAAATCCTGCGAATGAGCCAGTTATGCTTGCTGATCCACTTAATAATGTTGCTGATGGGTTTGCGGGTAAGTTTGCCATATTTTTTTATTTTTTAAATAATTCTATTAAGTCGTTTACGTAATCATTTGCTAAATCAGTTCCATATACTACAGTAAATGAATTTGGATTTTGTCTGTAATAATCCATAGTTTCATGTTTTGCTTGTTGTAAAAATGGTAATAACTCATTTAACTTTCTTTCTAATTCATCAAAACCTAAAATACGGCTTGCAATGAACTTTTTTTTATCAGGGTCAGATATATTTAAATCTTGTAAATATGATTCAATATCTGTATTTGCTTCGTTTAAAGATTCAGCTGGTAATCCTTTGGCTGCTTTTTCAGCACCTGTTTTTCCAACTAATTTATATTTAAAATCAGTAATATATTTATTTTTTATAACGCCTTCAGGACCTGCTGATGGACCAGGACCAAATGTTGCTCCAGGACCTTCTGCTACTTTTTTATATCCAGCTTGTGTATGAGCTCCATAAGTTGATTTTCTAGGAGAGGGACCTGTATGGTTTTCACCTTCACCACCTGATGTAAAAAATGAATTAGAAGCTATTGTTGATTCTTCATTTAATGTTTTTGCTAAATCTTCAGCAACGCTTTTAAATGTTTCATATTCATTTGGATAATTTGTTCTCAAATGTGTTCTAAAATCATTAAAAGTAGCAATTACTTTTTTAGCGATTTCTTTAAATTTAGGATCTTCTTTTTTATCAGATGCTAAATTTTCTATGTAATCTCTTAATTGAGCAAATTTCTTAAAGGTAGTATCCATTTCAGGAACGGTGGTTATATCCCATGATATAGCACCGGTAATTGGGTCAATAGCAGTAACGGTAGATTGGCTTCCACCTCTTACTTGTACATCTCCTACTTCAATCTCCTTTAATTTATACTTAACCATTTGCTGTTACAAGTTCTTCTAAAAGTGCATAATATTGTAATAAGTTAACTAAATCATCAGTACCTACTTTAGCTATTTTACCTAAAGGTAATAACATATTATTAACTTCATTTAATTTAATTTTAACAACTTTATCAGTAACTTTTTTAGCTAATGTAGTTAATTCAGTTTTAATCTCATTAATTTTAGTATTATAAAATTCTTTTAATTTAGGAGTTGAATCAACTGAATTGATAAATTCTTTTAATACTGATTTTTGATTATCGTTTAATGAAGCATATTTACCATTAAATTTTTCCAATAATACTCTATATGTTAAAATACGTAAATCCTTATCATATGATTGGAATTCAGTCATTAAATCTTCTTCCACTTTTTGTTTATTAACAGTGCGTGTTGTTAAACTTTCCAAAATAGCAATTTTATTGTTAATAATTTGGTCTGGGTTAGATAAATTTTCGCTGTTATATATCTCTAATAGAGTATATAGTGCGGCGTGTACTTTATAGCTTGGCAATTTAGTATTAAAAAATTCATCTAAACTATAATATTTAGAGATTTCTTGAATTAAATTATATTTTTGTCTCTTTAATGCACCTCTGTTAAGGTTTTTAGATGACTCAACAACAGAATTAATTACTACTTCTGCCTTACCTTCAGTTAAATTTTTATGTTTAGATAAAGTTTCATATAATTTGTATTCTCTACCTAATTCCGTTCTTACAAAGTATTTTTTAAGGATACCAGTTGCTTTTGAATCATTACCTGATAATGTATCAGCGGTAATTTGTCTTACCAATAATTCAAACAGAATTCCTGTATTTTTATACTTGGAATGTTTTATATTCATTCTCGGGGTTTTGTTATAAATATATAAGGATTTTTATTCTCTGATTTGTTTTTCGTCTAATAGCGATTCTTCAACTTTAGGTGTTTCAAGTGATACCCTTTTAACTAAACCTTCAATTAAAGATTTATTTTTAAGATATATTTGTTTTGCTTCTAAAGCTAATGGCGAACCACCTTTATAATTAGGACGAATTGAATCCGATTCGTTATCATCATTCTTCATACCTTTAGCACCTAATCTGTCTTTTCCGAAATTATCATCTTGAGTATTACGATCTGTTGATTTTTCTTCAGGACGACCTAATTCTAAATCACTACCATATCCTACAGGTACATTTTCAGGTTGGTCAAACATTCTACCTTTACCATATAATGAAGCTAAATCGTGAGGTGTACCGTATGATTTACCTGTTACTTTAGGATCATTACCTTCTTCCATTAATTGATTATAGCGGAATGTTCGTTTTTGATCTTCAGCTAATAAGTTTCTATATTCATCAAATTGATCTTGACTGAAATGGAATACATTATCATAAATCCAATCGGTAGGTAATAATTTAGCTTCCATGATCTTTTGAGCTAAATCAACCTTTTGAGTTAATAACGCAATTTTTTCCTGATCGTAGATAATAGATGGAGTAGTTAAATCTAACTCAAAGTTAGTTAATTCCTCACCTGTATAACCTTGTGAATATAAATGTACTAATGCAATTTTATATAATTCAGATAATGTAATACGCTGGATACGATCAATTGTACGAGCAAATCTAATATCTTCAGCGGCTAATGTTGCTTTACCTGTTAAATCTTTTTCATAACCCATAAATGCTTTAGGCACTTTAAGAGCTGCGAATAATTTATCACGTAAGTAAGTAACATCTTGGATACCATCGTAATTTAAACCTGGTTGGGTTTCAATTTTGGTTGTAGTATCATTTCCACGAATTGGAATATAAAAATCTTCCAATAAGTTTTGCATGTTATACTTTAAGTTATATTCACCAGTTTGGTTATCTATTAATGGAGTACGCTTCATAGTTGAAATTGTCTTCTGCATGAAGTTTTCAACCTCGTTTGGTGGAATTGAACCTACGTTAATATAAAAAGTACGACGATCAGGGCTACGTGAGATTCTATGAATTAACATAGCATCTTCCATTAACACATATTGTTTAAAGATACGACGAGCTGGTTCCAAATATGAACGACCATAAGGTAAATAGTTAACATCTGTTAACAATCTAAAGTGAGCCATTTCATAATTATCAAAATAAATACCTGGTTGGTTTTCATTAAATGAACCTAAAGTAGGGGAACCATAATAACCTGAACCACCAGCAAAAATACCTTCTGGTGAATACCTAAACCTTACAGCATTTGGATGTTCTTTATCATAGTTTTCTTGTCTTTCAATATGATATGCAGTATATGGGATTACATTATAAACACCATATTTTTCAGCAATTTCTAATTTTAAGAAAAAGTCACCATATTTACACATTTGGCGAATCCAACTCCATAAATTAAATTCAATGTTTAATACATCATAAAATAAGTTGTATAATACTTGTTGAATATCTTCATTATTTGATCTAATTTGTAATACCTCTCCTAAATCATTTTTTAATGTAGATTCATCTGAAATAATATCAAGAGCAGAAGCAACAATAGCATCATAATCCATATTATCATAGTCTGAATAGACCGTAGTACGTAAGTATTGCCAGTTTAAACCAATTTGAGAACCTAATAATGAGGTAGAGGCAGGAGAATACAAACGATTATACCTATCCATTAATGAGTTAGTAGCAATATCGCCTGAACGTTGAATTGAATCAACATCCATTACTTTTAATTCGTTACCTCCTTGATTACGAATGATAACGTCTGTTGAAAACAGGCGTTGTAATCGGGTAAATAAACTTTTATCAGCCATTTTTATGTTTTATTATATACTATAAATATTTACAAAATCCAACTAATGTCCTCCGTTCCCTTATCTGTTTGAATGGTATATGGATTTTTTACTTGATTTGGATTATAAGCACCAACATACGTACTCTTACTCATATTTCCAAGCGTAGCTCGAGTCATGTCGTGAGATTGTTGTTGGAATTTTAAAGATGTATCTCTTAAATACATAGCAATACCAAAGGGCATTACTAAATCATCATTATAACCTGTTTGAGCTTCGGGTCTACCATTTTTCCATACGAATACTTTCATCTCTTCAACTAAACGTTTCGAGCGAATTGTCACGGAACGATCACCAACAAATTCTCGGAATTTATTGACAATTAATGGTCTAGTACGCATTGACATTGTAAATCCAGGGGTCATATCGGATGAACCCTCGTATGTCTTTAAATACGACTCTGCTGTGAGTTGATCTGACTTTGGTGATTGATATAAATTGCGATAACCTCGTTCAATTACAGCATCAATAGTTGCCCAACCAATAGAAGCATTTTCAACTACAAGTAAAGCATTATTATATTCGGTAGCAACACCTACTAGAAAATATCCAAATTCTTTAGTAGGTAATTGCCCTTTATATTCTGCAACTTGTACGTTAGTGGCAATATCGATTACGTGACAAGTTGAAAAATCTTTACCATCGCCTCTGGCTACGTCAGCTACTACCATATAATCTCTTGTATAGTCTGCTGGTTCCCATACCCAAAAGTTCTGGTCAGCGCCTCTTCTTTCAAGAGGATCTTTTATTGTTGTTTGTGTGATAAATTCTAACCATTCTGAATAGAATACTATATCACCTGAAGTACTAAAATCGCAATCACACTCTTGTGCTGCTAATCTAGGATCTCCTAATAATTCGTCTTGACGTTTTCTCCATTCTTCATTTCGTTCAGGGTGAACAAACCAAGGTAATTTAATAGGTAAAAAGTCATTTTCAGAATTTTCTGCTTTAATCCACGTTTGGTGGAACCAGTTACCTGTACCGTAAGGAGTAGATAATACAATCGCACCACCACCCGTTGCTAAAGTTTGTTGAGCTGATGCCCAAATCTCACCAATTTGTTCAATGAAAGCTGCCTCATCGACAATCAATAGAGAAACGGCTTCTGAACGACCTGCATCACTTGATGCTGAAGTTGCTTTAATTTGAGATCCGTTATTTAATCTTAATGTTAATTTATTATGTTCGTCTGCTGGTATTTTAAGCCATGAAGGTAAATTATCAAACATGAATTTAACTTTCGTTACCATGTTTTTAGCTGTTTCTTGCTT